ATATTAAAGCTGTATACCCTCTTGATTATCACAACTTTTCAGAATCGGATATGGGTATGATGCTTATTGAACTTGTCTCTTATATGGGGGCGGTTCTTTCTCATAAAGCAGATCACTTGGCACACGAAAACTATTTGCAGACGGCTAGAAATAGAAATAATATCAGAAAATTACTAGCCTTAGTCGGTGTTCGTATAAAAGGACCAATATCTGCTGTAGCCGATGCATCTTTAGAGTTTAAGAGGTCTCCAACTTTTGGGGCTGGGGGCAATGTAACTGTAACAATAGCCCCATCAGCTAGAGTTATTACAGTAAACTCTCCTGAGGATTCAGGACCACTAAACTTTACTTTATATAAAGTGGTTAATGGAGCGTTAGAGGATTCTAACAATACAGGGAATATTACTTTATTATCTACTGATGCAGATAATCCATCAGCAGCCACAACTGCAAGTTCTGTTTATACCAATTTAGCCCTGCTTGAAGGAAGCTTGGTAACAATGGAGGGTAATTTTAACAACACAGAACAGGCGCAGAGACTTTCCTTAGCCGAAGGCCCAGTCGTAGAAAGAAGTACTCAGGTGTATGTCTCTTCTGTGGACACTACTACCTCAGGAGTTTATACTGAAGTAGATAATATCTTTTTTGCTTCAGGAGAAACTGATAAGATTTATCAGGTAGTTTATGATGACGATTTTAATGCATCTATCTTGTTTGGTGATGGCATCGCTGGGGCGGCTCCCCCGTTAAACTCAACCTACTTTATAACTTATAGAACAGGGGGAGGCAGACGGGGAAATATTCCTGTAAACTTTATTAGTACTGATATAACTGCTACAGATGGTGCTGATTTAGCAGGGACACTTACTAACTCTACTTTGGCTACGGGAGGTTCTGAAGCAGAAAGTGTAGAACATGCTAAGAAGTATGCCCCTCTCACTTTTAGAAGCCAGGATCGGTTGGTTACTCTATATGACTACACCGCCTTTGCTAATACTTATGTAAGTCCTTTGGGTGCTGCTGCTAAAGCCAAAGCAGTCACTCGTAAGGCTTTTAGTTCTGCTAATGTAATTGATATCTATGTTTTAGAGAAAGCTTCTGAGAGCCAACTAAAAAGAGCTACTAGTGCATTCAAGAAAAGTTTATTACAATCTATAGATGTAAAGAAAATGGCGACTGATGAAATTGTTATTGTAGATGGTCTTATTAGGACATTAGATTTGGTTGTAACAGCAAAGTTAGATAAGCATAATAAAGCAAGAGAAGAAGTTATAAAACTTAGAATTCGGGATAAGATTATTGATTTCTTTAATGTAGATAATTTTAATTTTGGTAAAGATTTATCTTTAGCTGATTTGAATAGGGCAATCTTTGAGCTTCAAGAAGTTCGATTTTCTTCTATAGATAATTTAGCTAAGGATGTGAGTATTGATTTTAATGAAATTATTCAATTGAATAACCTCACTATAAATATTGAATTTGTTTAAAAATGGCTGACAAAAAGCATACTACTAATCCAAACATTCTTGGGCCAACAACGCGAAATTATTATCGTAGAAATTATGATGATGCTTTGGAGCTTATAACTCCAAATACTTATTTAGATGAAGATCTATCTCTAAGTAGTACAAGAATAAATATATTTGCTGATCTTACAAATAGACATATAACAATAGCAAAGGAATTTGGTGGAGCTTTAAGTGGGTTCTCTCCATCAGCTCTACCTGGGTCAACCTACTTTTCTGCTCTTAATTTTTCAAGCTTTTCTGGTATTGCAAGATATTTTGATAAAACAAATCGTGCTACTGAAATTACTCCTTTTGATTTTGAGCAAAATATCCTCAGAAAAATGGGAAAGAAGTTTTCAGACTTTGAAACAAGTGCGGAATTCCAACACTATGTTTCTGGAACTTTACTACCAAAAACAGTACTAAACTATCCAGCAACTTCTGCCGAAAGTGGTCTTCAACTAAGTGGAAATATTAATAATATTCCAGCGGCCTTGGATCTCGGTAACCCTGCTAGCGGAGCGCATGAACATCTTATAAAGCACTTGTCTTGGTTTTACTTCTTAAATACTAGTGCACTAACTACAACAGATTACCAGCCATCAGCTTATGTAACCAGTGCTTTTGTAGACAAGTTATACAGAGGAAAATCTCTTTATATAAACGATGCTATGAAGGGCTTAACCGAGTTTCTATGGAGAAACTACACGACAAGTAGCTCTTCCTTTGCAGGAGAACTTGCTGGAAACTCTTTCGCAGATTTAGGACTTCTTCCCCCAGCATATGTGTCCTCTGTAGATTGCTCTACTACTGACACAAGTGGGCATCAACAATTAGAAAAACTGAAAACATTAATTGATATACTTTATGCTCCTGATGAATTTAGTTTTCAAGATACTCTTGTTAAAGATGCATTTAATTCCTATGTTTCAACTAGCGCAACATTAACAACTGAGGAGTCGGCGGGTCCATTTAGAAGTTTACTAAAAGCCTTGGGATTTTCTTTTGCAGATTTCGCTGCTGAAGCGGATAAGTTATCCTTACTATACGATATTGATGATTGTCCAGCAGATTACCTCCAGTCAATTGCAGATATCATCGGTTGGAACTTTTTTGGTCATGATACTTCTAGACAACGATTGCAGCTAACTAACGCAGTTGATGTCTATAAGAGAACAGGTACAAAACAAGCTATACAGTTAGCGGTTGATTCTACTTTTGCATCTGGAGTTCACGATATATCTTCCAATATTACGGAGATGTGGGAATCTTATGTCCCTCATCTTTTGATGTATGCACTTGCTACGGAAAGTCCCTTATTTGAATCTCTTAATTCTTGGACACCAGCAATTGCTGAAAGCATTGGAGTGCAAGGATATAACTCCTCTAGTATTGAGGGAAACTTGCGACTTGCTGTAGACTACATCATTCTCACCTTAGTAGAAAAATTTCCAGATAAGTTTCCTTTGGGTAAACAATCTTTAACTGAGTTTATTGAAGAAAAAGAATTAGTTTTTAATTATAGGGAAAGACTATACCCTATTCCTCCTTTTGAAGAATATTTGTATTATAAACACGCTTCAATTAGTGAACCCATGTTGGAGGAAATTAATAATATACTGACATGTTCCTTTGCGGTTGGTGAAACTTTTTCTACACAAGTTACAAATTATATAAAAGAAAATACAATAACCAAAGCAGATACTTTGAATAATATCGGTAATGGGTGGTTTATGTTAACCACCGCTGCTAAGTACCCACCTAATGAAAAAGATATTCTACAAATTCTAGGTAATGAAGCTAATACAAAGAAATTTGAATTAAGAGATAAGTACATAAGTCTTTGGAGTGGAAAATCTTCTACTATTAAAATTACTTTTCAGTCCACGGGCTTTGCTTGGGATAAGGTAAACCTTGATCCTGATAGCCCACAAGTTCTTTATCAAGTGGCTCGTGTAGCGGAACAATTTCTCCCAGCACACACCTTGGCGGATATATTACTTGAGATATCTGATTCGGAATACTTCTTGGATAAAGAAGGACATTACGCTCATGATCTCTCTGCCAGTAAGATGATTATTGGCTTTAAGAAATCAGATTACTTTGATGGATCTGCTGATTCTTATGCTTCTGGTGGAGCGTTAGCTAGAGCAAGTTTTTCTGGCGTTGATATGTCTGCTGGAAATAGAACCTTCAGGAGGGATGAGGTTGACGGCATAAACTTCTGTAATAGGTCTGCTAGCGGAGGAGGGTTGCAAGATACGCTCATCACTAACGATCAGCTGGCTTGGTCATCAAATATTGCTTCTCCTCCTGGGAGGAGTGCTTGGAGAAGGAGAGATTTAGGAAACTTATTTGAAACAAACGGGTACTATGACAGGACTGGGTTTAATATGCCTATTGGATTTGAGGCTTCAACTCTTGAGTATTCTTTATCTAGCCAACAATCGGAAGGTACAAAAGCTCCCTACTCATTAGGGTTCCTTCCTTTAGGATATATTCCTTCCGCAGGAAAATTTGAGACGGTATATGATGACAGGTGTATAGACAATCTAAATCTTGTTTATCGTTCATGTGAAACTCTAGATTCTCAAAACACTTTTTCTGGTGTAGATGTTAGTAATACTTTCCCCTGTAGGGGGTTGAGTAGTATTACAGCTTCTGAAGTTTTCTCCGCTCTAGGCCAAAATACTACGATTGGTGGCGCTGCAAATTCTTATGTTGACAGAAGTGATCTTTCAGATTCTGTAGCTCTAATGCATAGAATTAATGAGAGAATGAAACTATCTGAAGCCGAAGCATATATTTCTTCTTTGAAAGTTGTTGGTAGTGTAAATTATAACGCCCTTATAACT